GTAATTAGTCAAACAGGGACGGATAGCCCTCATCTGTGATGTCATCCAAAGCTTGAAGCCTACTATTAGCTTCTTCCCAACTTCCAATAGCTTTGTCCATTTCTTCAAGAAGGTCAGGATGCTCCCCAATAGCTGCTGGATTTTGGAAGTAATTTGTGAGAGTATATTTTGCACTTTTTTTCTGTGCCTCATATCTGTAACGCAGTGCGTCTATTGCAAGTTGTTTCATAGTATTCCCTTCAAAAGTATTATATACGAATTTTGAAGTTTAGTCAAGAATTTAATTAATAAAGGCAGATGCAGTGGAAACCATCAACGCTATAAAAAGACCGATACCGATTGCAAAAACCATTACTATCAGAGCCACTACTTTGATGTTTTCCATCATCTCTTCTTGTTTTAGGATTTCTGCTCTTCGGGCTGCTGCTGCAGCTTCTTTTGCGGCCTTGATACGGTTGGCCCGTTCAGTAACTATACCCTTCCAAGTTCCCGGCCCAAACCGCATGTCAACCATCGTGGCTACTTCTTGGAGTTTTTCTGCAGCGATACGTGCATCAATTACGTCACGTGCTACACTGCTCACACCAAACTGGTCACCAATACTTACGTTACCAGCTTTTTTGTTGCGAACTTGTTGTACCTGCTTTTCGCCCTCGAACAGATTATCTATGTAACCTGCTATGTCTCCAATGTCGTTGGCGGTTCCTATTGCAGATTTAATGCCGTCTACAGCACTCTTTACAAGGGCTATACCTGCGAGTGTTTCTGCAATCATTGTTGGTTGGTTCCTACTTGGGTTGGGGTCTACATACTGCAGTTATCTTTTTTCTTTTACCACCACCCGCTGGAACAGATTGTTGTCGGGACAATCTTTCAGCAAAGTATAGGCATCTATCCATGTCTACAAACTTTTGTGTTGTGTCTATTAGATTTGCACCTAAGTACACATAAAGAACAAAGACTATCATGTAAACGAGACAGGCTTGCCTTTTTTCATTAGTTCTATCGCTTTATCAGATGGTACGTCTGGTACACTTATACCTTTAAAGTAGTCCTTATAGTTTTTAGGTGTGTTACGAAAAATATCGATTTCTTTCTGAATACCACCATAGGATTTTTCTGCACTACTCTGTGCTTTGCGACCTTTGCTCATCTGGTTGTTTCCTTAATTTAAGCAGCTAAGACAGAACTGCTTGCATTTACGTCCATCCACTTAGCCCACTCTGCGTAGTAGTGACGCATACCAACTTCGTCGTGGATGGTACTGTTCTCGTGTCGTCCGTGCAAGATGTTACGGGGTTCAGTTCCCTCGCGCATTGTTGTACCCTGACCTGCTACGCCTATGAGGTCTTCGTGAAGGTTACGCCCGAATGGACCCCAGATAGAGTTGTGATGCTTGATACGAGTCTGCCGTTCCTCTGGGGTATCTTTTTTAAGACCGTACCCGCGAAACTCAATAAGAACCTTGTTTGGCCCAAGAGGTGTAACGCTATCACTTCGGTAAGCACTACCACGCAGGTTAAAATTAAATCCGGGAAACAGGTCAACCATGTACCATTGATTGGGTGGCAGGTTAGGGAAACTAAGTTCTCCTCTGTCCTCAAAGCCGTCGTACTCCTCGTAGTTAACGGTGAAGCTGCTAACATTAACATGTCCATTATCGAATGGTATGTTCTTTCTAGCAAAGTATTCATCGTTAAACCCTGAGACACGATTAAAGTAGTGCATGAAATCGTGATAGAACTCGCTGTTTGTGTCATGCCACAGCTTGTAATTTGTATCTATTATTGCTTTGTGGTAGTGAAAGACTTCCATCTCTTCAGTGTCGATAGCATCCGCAATACAATCGAATGCACCGCCTGTCCACTCATCTACACTCTGTGTTGGATTAGGGTCTAGTGTGACCCAGACCATACCGCCGTGTTTTACTTCCGTATGAAGTTTTACAAAGTCTTCCATTAAAAATTCAACACGAGACATTGACCCAGAAGGTGCAGTATGTTTATCTGTGTTAATATACCCTTGAATGTAGTCGCCATTGTTTATAGCTATTACAAGTTTTCCCGCAATAGAAGTAGTTCTAAAATTACCTGCTTCTGATAATTCAGACTTATGGCACATAGGAACCCACACCTTAGAGAAGATGTTTTCTTGTTCCTGTTTGTAAATGTCGTGACTGGAGTAGATTGAAGAACTGATGTGTTCTACTTTTGGAGTCTTAATCCAGTCTCTGTGATTACGAGGTGGCACTATCTTGTCTCCGTACTACGATATGCACCACGAGGTTGTACATTGCCACCGTATGCTTTTTGAGATACACGATAGTCTACGTAGGATTCAACGTCATCAAAATATGAAGGTACTTCTATTCCTTGTGTTTTATACAAGTCTCGTATTCCACCTATGTTATTTTCATAGTAACTTTTGTGCATACGGCGGGGAGCATCTGATGGGAATGCTTTGGGTAAATCCTCTACAACTTTTTTCTTCTTTTTGTCCTTGCCTTTAAAATTAATCTGCGCTGAAATACTTGCCACCCTAAAACTCCCCTGTTTTCATTGCGTCCGAAAGTTTAACGGCCCTCGAACCCACCTGTTTTGCCCATCTGGAATCCATCATTTCGATAGATGCTATTTCAAATTTACCATCATAGATTGCACCCCACATGTTTTTAAACTTGCACAATCTGGGAACCCCCATATTAAACGCCATGTCCATTAGTATCAACTGTCTTACACTATCTAAGTCTTCAACGCAAGAGTGAACTCGACACAACTCGTTTTCGACTATGCGAATGTCGTTCATGGCAAGGTAACGAGCGTCGGCTTCGGTAATACCATGCTCATAGACTACATCCATGTTCGGAATGTCCATGTAGTCTAGCTCTTCTTTAGTGATGCCTCTGTCCTTGAGGTTACGACCAATACCGATAGTTTCGATGCCCAAACTGTCTTCGTACACAGTAAGCACCATACCCTCATGGTGAATTAACTTATCTAGGAAATGTTCTGTTCTGTATTTCATTTGGCTTTACCCCAGCTAATTATTATTTCGTCGATGGTTCGTCCACATCCGATACACTTAACTCGTTCCTTATCCAACACACAAATTCCTTTGCAGGGACTCTTCTTAGTCATGCAAGACTTCTAGCTGCAACTTCAGTTTAGCTAACTCTATTTCTAGTTCGTGAACTCTACCCACTGTATCCTGCACAGATTTAGGCGGCTCAAACTTATCAATCCAATCGTCATTCTCTTCAACTTCTTGCATAGTCAATTCTAGATTGTGTTCAAGAAACGAAATGCGTTCAGTGAGGCCGAAATAAACCCAAACACTGACAGCAGTAAACGCAATCATGCTAATCAAATTCCGAAGGGGAATTGTGACTTCGCTACTTTCGTTGAGCTTTGTTGCTGCGGCTTTCAATTACGTTATCTCCCTTGTGTTCGTGGCCCATCCAAATCCCAAAGACACCTGTCATTACACCCATTACAACACTGACGAAAGCTGACTGTGCGGCTGTGGGGTCAGACAAATCCATAAACCATTCTGCACACCGCCAACTCATTACTGTGCTGGCTAACATCATAAATCTAGGAAGTATCTTCCACTTTAGAAAGGCTTCTACTGTAATCATTTTTTACCGAAGAACTTAGTTGCAGCGCGAGTTCCAAAAGATGCAGCTACAATTGTTCCTAATGTGTACTGGTAGTATTGCGGCATTGCTTCAAGAGCAGTAAATCCATCAGATACAATCTGTCTTCCCCATTCTCCGCAAAATGCCAGTATTAATGGTACTGAAAAAAGTACGGTTAGCCACTCGTCTTTCCAACTGTGTGCAGAAGCATCAGCCATCTTCAAGTCCCAGTCAATCTCACCTGTAGCTTTTTTCTGCATAACTACGGCTTCTGCCTGTGCCATAGCTACTTTGGTAGCTGACTGGGCTTTCTTCTCTTCTACTTTGCCGGACATCCACGTTCCAGCAAGGTCTGCTATAGGTCCAATAAGGGCTGCTAACATTTCCACCTCTTCCGTGCTTGACGTAAGCGACTGTTCGGGTCTTTTGCTGCTTTAGGAAACTTCTTCATCTGTCCGGCTGACCTTGCACAGTAAGACTTGCGGCGTTTAGCTGCAGTGCTTCCCGGTTTGACTTTTCCAGTAACGGCAGTCTTTAACTTGCTGCCGGGATTCTTTTTTCGATACGCTTTTACACCAGCCGCTGTCATACCCGCTCCAGACTTCGTAGAACGGAAGTTCTTCTTGTTGCGGGCTGGCATCTTGTCAGGCTTTCTTGGTGGCACGTTTCGTCCTTTTCTTACCAGAAGCTGTGACAGACCACTTTACTTTGCGCGGCCCTGTCTTCTTAGCTGCTTCTTTTTTAGTTATACGGCTAGCGACTTTGGCAGGTCTACAGGCTGGGTAGGGACGTTTCTTTTTATCCTTACCAGAGCGACCGCACTTCTTGCCAGTCTTTACGTCTCGCCAGTCTTCCTTGA